TCTAGGATTGGGCACGCGCTGACGATCCTTGCGACCGCGCACATGGTCCTGCGGATGACGAGGCTCCCAATCCGCATCGCAGACCATGAACCCGTCCCATCGCTTCTTGGTCTGTGACGCGCGGTATTCGAACCCGCACACGTCGCAAACCCTCCAGAAATCGCCGGGGACGTAGCCCATGACTATTTTAGCTTGAGCCGAATGAGAAGATCGTAGCCGGAACCGGACGCGCCGCCGTTCGTAGTCAGGAGAATGTCCCCCGTCCCGCCCGATGACTTGGGATCGACCTTCCCGCCTTCATAGGTCCAATCGATGACGCCATTGCCCGCGAGTGTAGCAATCTCGTCGTCCGTCGTATGGTCCCAATCGAGGCGGACGTGATTGAACCCCCACACGGCATAATCGATGCGTTCGATTGACGTATAGGTCGCCGTTGCCCCGTTGTGGTTGAGCAGCGCAGAGATATCGACCTTGACGACGGCGGACTCGCCAGTCCCGTCAGACCTGTTCTGCAATTCGACTGTGTATCGGCCATTCGCATTGCGAATAACCCTGGTATCGACAGCATCGACCATGCAAGCCTCCAGAATGAAAGAGGGCGGGCCGAAGCCCGCCCACTAGATCAGGCCACATCGACCGTTGCGGCGATGCCGATGTTCACATCGTTGGTCGTATCCCACTGATGGCACATCAGCTTGATGACCGTGCTGTCAGCCGCTTCCCAATCGGTCGCGCCGATCAGCATGCAGTCCTTGACGATGACATGGCCGCCAGCAGACGCATGCACGTCCATTGCCCCGGTCATTGTCGTTGCCGCCGAGCTGGTCGCGTTCGTGAAGATACAGCCGTCAAACATCACGAAGCGGTCGATGTCACCAGAACCGTCAATCTTCACGAAAAGCGCATCCGCATTGTCGGCATAAGCCGGAAACACGCAGTTCTTGAAGATGTTGCGGGTCGTCGCACCGATCAGTTCGACGTTTGCATTCGCGACCGAACGCGCGGCAGTATCGAGTCCGATGTAGCAGTTCTCGAACAGGTTTTCGCCGCCACCGTTGATCTTGAGATGGCAGGATGTCGCCTCATCACCGGCATGGCCGTTCGTCGCATCGCCCATGTTCATCATTGCGACGTTGTAGAAGTAGTTGCGGCTTCCAGTGACACGGATACACTCGGAGGCAACGCTGTCCTCGCTCGTGCCTTCGAAGAAGGCGACGTTCGCGAACACGCACCCATCCGCCGAAACCGTCATCTGCGGCGTCACGATAGCCGTTGCAGATGTTGGCGGAGAGATGCGGGCGCGCTGCGAAATCATCGACGGGGCGCACAGGCCCACAAGGTGGGTGTTGTCCTTGGACCAGTCGATGGTTGCGGTGTCGCGTGACGTGCCGGACGTGTTGCCGTCATTGAGAAGATAGACAACATCGCCGGCCTTGTCGGTGCAAAGGCTCAGGGCCTTCGTCACGGTAGCAAGTGGGCGATCCCAGGACGTGCCACGGTTCCCATCGGAGCCGCGGGCAGGGTCAACGAAGAACGCCTTGCCGGAAGAACCCATGATCGGGAGCGACATCGCGCCGCCAAAGATCGGGTTGCCAAAGGAAGAAATGCCCTTGGGGAAATTGGTCAGTCCCATGTGAGTCTCCTGTCGTCACGACGCAGCCGGAGCCGCCAAGGCTGTTGCCTCACGCCGCGATCTGGTTGAAATGAAAAAGGCGGCCCCGTAGGGCCGCCTCAGTGCCAGCGCAGAGACGCTTACGCGCCTTCGCTGCCATAGATGCCGCGCGGGTCGGACCAGCCAACCGAGAAGCGCATCGTCGCCTTTGCCTTCGCGTTGGACGTATCGAAATCGGAGTCCTGCTGAAAGGCAAGAGCGCGACGTTCGAACATGGTCATGCCGTTCGGTGCATCGGTCAGGATGAACCACTGATCCGTGTCCGTCAGGTAATGGTTGACCGTGAAGTCAAACATCCCCTTCAGGGCGTTCAGATCGTTGTTCGCCGTACCCGACTGCAACTCCGACTTGAGGATGCGCTTGGCATCGAACATCAGATTGATCGGTACGATCAACTTCTTCGGGCGCAACGCGATGTTGAGCCCGCGATCATTGGTCGCCTGTCCGATCTGGATGCACAAGTCTTCCAGTGCAGCCTCGGAGAGGTCCGCCGCCGTCGACAGCTTGTTCGACCAGTTACCGTTGGTCGAAGGATGGGCCGTCGAAAGCAGAACCACGCCATCGCCGCCGGTATAGCCGGCAGTCGTAGCGCGGTTGAGGACGTTCGCAGAGACGATTTCCTTGGTCTGGCGCATCGAGAACGCAAGGCGCTTGATGCGGCGACGGGAAACTATCTCGTACTGGCTGTCCTCCAGCTCCTCCTCGGTCACGACGTAACCAAGGCCGTACACGACGTGCGTGTAACGCTTGGTATACTTCTGCGCCTCGGAGTCGTAGGAGATGGCCCCGCCTTCGTTCTTGGCCGGTGCAAGGCCAAAGCCGGAAAGCGCGGTATCTTCCTCGTAGTTCTTGCTCGACTTTTCGACCGTGAAGACTTCACGGTACTCTTCCGGGTGTTCCTTGTAGGAAGCCTGGAAGAAAGCATGCATCCCCGGCCAAAGGGCTTTGGGATGATTGCCGGTAGAGATAACGCCGGTCATTGATCCCTCCCTTAGACAGCGGTTGCACGGCCAGCGTCATCGACGTTGGCGAGCATGTGGTTGTTGATAAGAACCTCGACCACGGCATACGCGCCGATCTCGCCGTTCTTGGGCTTCTTGCTGAAGCCAAGAATCTTGACCTGGTTCGACGGGTCGTTCGCCGGGGTATCCGACGTGTCGAGCGTCCAATCGGAAAGATCGGTTGCAGTGGAGCCGACCTTCAGACAGGCATGAAGCCCGACATCGTTCGCCGCCAATGCAGTTCCGCCGGCATCCGCCTGAACCTCGAACACAAGATCAGGGCCGCGAGCGACCAGGATGATGCGGTCAGTCGAAGTCACGCGGTAGGTCGTGGAATCCCGAGTTTCAGGAAGCACGCCAACGCAGACGCCAGTGATGGGATCGCCGTCACCGTCCGCCGCAACAGTGCAGGTCGGAAGCGTGCCGGGAGCCCAGCCCATGTATTCGGACGTGTTGGCGGAGCCCGCCTCCACAACCGGATCGCCGACGCGGATGGCACCAGTAGCGCCAGTCGCGAAGTAGTATTCAACCGCCCCGTTGTAGGGTCGCCCGTCCAGATAGCGGACCGGACGCAACCCAAAGGGCGCGTTTACGTTAGCCATGGTTTATGGCCTCCAAGTAGCGATGTTTGATCGCCCGCTAACGCCCGATCTTGTTGCTTCCACCGGGAACGTATGCATGCGGGCCTGCAAGCCCCTCGGGGCTCGGAGGCGCACCGCGACGGAGACTTTCGTCCACCTTGTCGAGTGCCTTTTTCTTCTCTGCCTGATCTTCCTCGTAGAACTTCTTGGGTTTCCTCATGAGAACGGTCTTTTCACCGCTCAACTTGTCGGCCACACGTTCGACCGTAGTGCCGATTGAGTTGCTGTCCGCCTTGTCACTCGGGACAACATCCCAATCCTCACCGTAGAGCTGCTGAACACGTCCCGGCCTGTCGTTGACCCAGCGATATTCAAAGTTTGCGTCCTTGAAATCACCGGGAAGGCCAAGCTTCATATTCCTGTCCGCGCCGATCGATTCACGACGGCGACGGCGCTGTTGGGTTTCCTCTTGACGCGGCGTGCGCTCGCGGGTTTCTGCTTCGCTCATTTCTCATTCTCCAGATAGAAGGCCGCATAGCGCTCACGCGCTTTCTGCAACGAGTTTTCGATCGTTTCGTCTTTCGACCCGCCGAAGGTAGGCCCGATATACAGACCTTCCTCCTTAATGAAGCGGTCAGCCTGCGCCTGTGCTTCCTTTGGGAGCTTCGACCATGCGGTTTTCCCGCCAGCCCCGGCCAAGCGTGACCCGCCCTCTACGCGCGAACGCGACGGGCGCTCGTCATCATCCTCGCCGTCATCGTCCTTCCCGAATTTCTCGGGGTAACGCTTGGCGACATAGGCTCTGACTTCCTCAAGGTTCTCCTTGAGCGTCAGGCCGGGCTTTTCCTTCAGAAGCCGCTCGTGGTACCGGCTCGCGACCGCGTTCATTTCGTCGTCGGTCTTGAACCAGGTGTTCTCTGCGACCCAATCGCTGATGGTCTGGCGCATCGAAGCCGGCAGGTCGTCGGCTGGCTTCCTTTCCTTGCCCTTGTCATCGGCCCGTTCGGCGACCGACTCGTCGAATTCCTTGAGCGCGTCACGTTCCTCCTTGACGATGCGGCGGTATTCAGCCTTGTCGCCAGTCTCGATGACGTTCTCTTTCAGCTCCTCGTATTTGGCTTCGAGCTGCGACCGCTGCTTGTCCAGCGCGGTCTTTGACATCCGCTCCAAGCGGGAGAACTTGTCATCGTTCTCTCTTTTGATGCGGTCGATCTCATCCCGCAGCCGCGCGTTTTCCTCTTTCTCGCGCTTGAGCTGCGATTGAACGATGGGGACAACAGTCCTGCCCCGTTCAACGAAATCCTTGGCCTTCTGAAAGCCCCCCTTCGGAGGGTCGCCCTTCCATTCCTTGGGGTCTTTCCACCCCATGGCCTTGGCTTCGGCAACGTCATCCTCGGATGAATCGTCTGCGAAGCCTTCGGCCTGTGATTCAAGTGTCGTGTCCTGCTCTTGCAGGTCATCTTCGATCATTGTGTTTCCTCAAAGAAAAACCCGCCGATGTGGCGGGTGTGGGTCTGCTCAGAATGGCGTTGCCATCATTCAAGAACGGCGGCTAAATCCTTGTCGTTAACTAGCCGGTATTCTTTGCCGTCCTTACCAGTCACTTTCGCGCCGGCAAACTTGGCAAAGAGAACGCGGTCGCCGGGCTTGGGAGGGTTAGCGTCCTTCCAGTCGGCGTAGGTGAATGCCAATGGCGAGACTGCGACTAGCACGCCCTCCATTTGGGCGAACTGCTCACGATCCTTGCTTTCATCAGGAATGATGATGCCGCCCTTGGTCTTTTCTTCAACTTTCTTGGGCTCGACCAGAATCTTGAATTCGGTCGGATACACTCCGCTCGTGTTCGTCATTCAATGCTTCCTCTAGCGTTGCGAACGTCATCATGCGGAAGTCCTCTACGACCTCCGCCCTTGCTCTCAGATCGGCCAACAGGACAGGATCGCAAATGCCCTTGCCCCACGAGGCCGCAAACCATTGGTCTCTTGCGCGCTGACCAAGCTTGTCGAAGGCGCGGAACACTTCCTCTGTTACGATGTTGTCGCGCCAGGATTCGAAATCTTCCTTGGTGATTTTCATGCTCAACCCAGCGTATGCTGCCACATGAATTCTTTTGTAACCCAATTAGGCATCCGTCTTTGCCTTCGGCTTGTTCCTTACGGCCATCTCCTTGATAGCCAAGTCACCGTCCTGCTTGTCCTTCTGCAACGCCGCAGCAACACCGGCCTTGTCCCGCTCAAGCTGAGCCTGGCCGCGTTGCCGCTCAGCCGCCAATGCAAGCTCCGCCTCAGTCTTGCCCTGATCCATCATGCGGCGCTCAACCATGTCCTCGTGTTCCATGGCAAGCCGCGCGCCTTCGATCTCGGGATTCCCGCCCACGCTCTCGGCCTCACCCGCAATCTTGTCAGTCTCGGCCGCCGTCTTCATGGTCTTGGCTTTGACGTTCTCAACGTCCGCCATGGCCTTTTCCATCATCAACTGCTCAGCCGGGTCCGCCCCCTGCTTCTCCGGGGCCATCTTGTCCACCGTCTCGCGCTCGAACCCGAGAATATCCAGCGCGTAACGAACAGCCTCAAGTTTGTTCGGGATGTAATCCATCATCTGAAGCACAACCTGCGCCCGTGACAGCCGTTGCATGTCAGTGACCATCTTCGGGTCAGCAACCGGCACAATATCCAGCGCCTTGATGTCGTAGTCCTCTTTCGAGACGGCCAATTCCTCGTCAAGGAAATTGAAATATTCCTCCTGCCCGACAAACTGCGCGTTCAGCTTGAACAGCAGCGAGAATTCATCCCGCAGCGCCCGATAAATGCGCTTGTAGATCGCGGTAAAGACCTTCAAGCCCTGCTCGATGAGAGCAAGCGTCGTCGTCGCAGTCTGTACCTTGTCGCCAGAATCCCCGGTCAGGATGTCCTTGACCGCCGTGATGTCCCGCGCCGCATCGACCATCAGCCCAAGCAGATTGAACAGCACAGCTGAAGGGCCGGGATGCTCGAAACTGTATATCCCGTTCTTCAGATCGACTCCCGACGCCTCGACCGTCATGTACTTGCCGGGCGAAAGCCTGATCTCGCCCTTCTTCAGGCGGACACCGGACCCGATAAAGCCGCCGCCGGCATTCTGCAAATGCCCAGCGTCAAGCATCTGGTTGATCGTGGTATCAATCGTCTCCGACAGGCTCTCCAAGAGCTTCCCGAATCCGATATCGTAGAACCCGCCCTTCGGGTCAGGGATGAACGAATACTTGACGAAGAAGGCATCCTTCGGAATGCGAACGACCTTCTTCTCATCGTGATGGATATCATCCATCCGGTAGTTCGCGACAATCCGAACGACCTTGCACGAGTCCTTGTGTACCGTGACGATATACGGTTCCCGATACCCGTCCTCATCAAGGTCGAGGTAACGATGCTGTTCGAGGAACATGTGCGGCGCGTCATCGTCGTTCGCCGTTTCACCATCCACAGGGGCCATCGGCAGATCGCACTCGATGAACGTCCCCGTCAGCATCCGCTCCTCGATCTCGTGCGGATACAGGAACAGCTCATGCGTGATGCGCGGCGCTGTCTCCAGCGACTTGATCTTGGCGTTCACCACGAGATGAACCGCCGGGATCATTTCAGAGACGTTGCGGCCCAATTCCTCCGAGCGATAAACCTTCCTGAACGCACACCCAACAATCGGAAGGTGATGCAACAGAACGTCTGTATCTTCCTCCCATTCCTCCATCTCATGGAGCAACTGGTATGACATATGCGCCGAGACGCGATCAGCCTTGGCGCGCT